GACGCTCTTCCGATCTGGACTCCAAACCCTTTGACCCCTCGGTATTGAATGAAGAGAAGGATACCCAGGTGCTATTCTTTAATGCAGACTCAAACGTAGTGTGGAATAAATACGGCGATGAGCTTGTAGGGCAGTTTGCAGAGCAGGCTGCCAAAAACCAGCTGAACGGTCAGGAAATCAAGAATTTCAGTGTATCTTCGTCATACGACCTGAAACATGACGGCCGCAACGTCATGGTGCCTTTCTGGTTCGTTTACTATGGCTACAAGGGGCAGACCCACTACTATATGATGGATGGCCTTGGCGAGCATGATGCCTACAGCACCCCCGTAGATGCGGAAGAGGTGGCTGCTGTAGAGAAAAACGACAAAATCAAGGGCTACGTCACGTGGACATGCCTGCTGGCACTTGTGCTGTGGTATTTCTTCAGTTTCTCAGTGGCATTCTATTACCTGATTGCATGGGGCATTGTCAAGGTGGGTGTAAACTGGTATATGAACAAGCAAACAAAACAAATGCTTGATGAGTCAAGAGAACAAAGACGCATCGCTGCTCAAAGACTTGGTTAAATGGTTGTCTCCCTCTCCGTGTTTAGAGGGAGACAATTCTTTTATAGCTTCAACGTTCTTTTATGTTCCTGATTGATTCCGAACTGCTCCTTAAACCATTGAGCTATAGGTGTGCCGTTTATGCGCAGGAAGAGAAAACGTTTCTCATCTACTATCACCTGTGCCGTAACGTTAGCCTGCAAGCCATCGCCCTGTGTTCCGTTGATGGTGATTCTGCCCATTACTGGCACGATGCCGTACTTTACCTTACTCTTGTTCGCATAGAACAATACCGAAAAAGTGCTTCTACTCATCTTCTAATTCCTTTTTAAAATTCGGGCTGCAAAAGTAATACCTTTCTGGGAATAAATTGCTACGCAAATCACGGCAAATTTCGGAAGTTGGAACGGGAAGTGTTAAAGCAGTTTGAACTACCGTGATATGTCACGAATTGCGCAGGTCGTTAAGAAAGTTTAACTTTCGACCATAGCCCAATCGGGTTACGAATAAGAAACCTAATTCCTAAAATAGGAAAATCAAGAGAATTGAAAAGATGAGAAACGAATTAAACAAGTTGGTAATAAGTGTGTTATGCGAATATAGCAAATTTGTGTTATGCGAATATAGCAAATTCCTTTCGATTCCTTAAAAATCCTTATAATTACCACTTTTTGTTACTCATATTTGCGACATTCAAAATATTTTTGTTACCTTTGCACTCGATTTCTGATCATCTTCATTTGGAATGAGTATGGGCAAAGAAAGGAAATACAGTAAAGAGCCTGTTAAATTGTGCCTGAGAAGCCGCAAAGACGGACATCAGGTAATTTATCTGGAAATCTATATCGAAGGCAAGCGCACCTATGAGCGTTTGCCCGACTTGGTATTGGTTCCCGAAACCGACCAGAAATCGATAAGGAAGAACGATGCGGCTCTCAAAAAGGCAGAAGTGATATGCCGTAAGAGGAATCGGCAACTGAAGAAGGAACTGCCAAACAACAAGTATGTTCTGCCACAAGAGGCAGAAGTGTCACAGCTCACCTTATTCAATTGGATTGACAAGTATCGCGAAATCCAGAAAAGCCGAGGCGTTCGCAATCTCTCTATCATAAACCGTCTCAGGAAACTACTTGGGCTTTTCCATGATGACATTCCTTTGACTGATGTTGACAAACAGTTCTGTCTTAGCTTCATCAACTTCCTGAAGAATGACTATAAGACGAAATCCGGCAATCCTATCAGTTCCAAGTCGGGGTTTAACATAGTCAGCGAACTAAGCACCGCGATGAACACGGCTATCCGTGAAGGGCAGATACAGTCAAATCCTGTCAGCAAGCTTACGCCGACAGAGAAGTTCCTGCCCAGGGAACAAGTCCGCGAATACCTCACCATTGACGAGCTGAAGATGCTCATTCAGACTCCCTGCAAATGCGAGATTGTCAAAAACGCTTTCCTCTTTGCGTGTAACTGTGGACTACGCCGCAGCGATGTACTCGCCCTGAAATGGTCTGACATAACCATTGATAACGATGTATGGAGAGTCGGTACACGCATGATAAAGACCGAAAGGCTTGTGTATGTACCTCTGCCGCTCCAGGCTCGCAGATGGATGCCGCCAAGACCTACAGAGCCAGAAAAACGGAATGATAAGGTCTTTCAGAAACTCGACACCTCCAAAATAGAGCAATATCTGAAACCTTGGGCTGAATCGGCTGGCATTACAGGAAAGAACGTCACCTTTCATGTTTCCCGGCACACATACGCCACGATGCTTCTTACATTAGGTGCTGACCTTTACACCGTAAGCAAACTGCTTGGACATACTTCCGTCCGTCACACACAGCGATATGCGAAGATCATCAACAAGACGATAGATGATTCCATAGAGCTAATAGACCAAAACTTATAACAGACATGGCACGAAAGACATCCGCAAAGAACACCAAGGAGTCTGTAAGACTCAGGGAGAAGGAACTTGCCAAGGGCGTGCGCTCCCTCTATCTCGACATCTATGTGAACGGCAAGCGCAGTTATGAGTTCCTGAAACTCTACCTCATTCCTGAGACCAGTCCTCAGGCCAAGGTACAGAATGAAAACACCATGCGTGCAGCCAACACCATCAAGCTCAACCGTATTCTTGAAATCACCAATAACAAGGCAGGATTGAAGAATACATCCATTCGGGCCAAGATGTTGCTGAAGGACTGGATGGAGACATTCCGACAGGCACAGGAGCAGAAAGGCGTGAAAGACCAGAAGGTCATACACAATACCGTCCATGCGCTCACTGCCTACAATATCAATGTTGCCATGAGGGACGTGAACAGGGACTATATTATTGGGCTGACCAACTTCCTTCGCAATGACTACCGTTCTCCGCGAGGCAAGAAGCTAAAGGACTATTCAGTCATCAACTACCTCGGATGCCTGCGCAATGCCCTCAATATGGCTGTTCGCGAGGATGTCATTGCTGACAACCCCATTATGAAACTGTCAGCGCAGGATAAAGTCAAGGCACCTGAGAGTCAGCGTGAATTCCTGACCATTGAGGAAGTACAAAGGCTTGAAGCGACAGACAGCCCATATCCACACATCAAACAAGCCTTTCTCTTTGCCTGCTATACAGGACTGCGATGCAGCGATGTCAGATCCATCACCTGGGGCAAGATTGTCAAGGACGGGGAAAAGTACCGACTGCATACTGTCATGTTCAAGACAAAGCGACCTTTCTACATTCCATTGTCAAAGAAAGCCATGCAATGGATGCCGGAGAGAGGTGACAAGACCGACGATGAGCTGATATTTGAAAACATACCTGTTCAGGTCAACACCAAGCTCTACCTTCAGCCGTGGCTTGACAAGGCTGGTATAACCAAGCCCATCACCTTCCATTGCAGCCGACACACCTTTGGCACCATGATGCTCACGCTGGGTGCGGACATCTATACGACAAGCAAGCTGATGGGACATACCAAGGTAGAGGTCACGCAGATTTACGCCAAGATTATCAACAAGAAGAAAGATGATGCTGTCAGCCTCATTGACCAGGCATTCGCCTGATAATACCAAATAATTGTAGCAACAATAAAATACTGAATTATGGACAACTATATACAAACCCTCAATGCCGATCTGGCAAGAATGGAAGAACTGATGAAGTCACTTCTCGTTACTCCGTCCGACTTTGAGACATTGCTTTCCTTATACCAATTATATAAGGAGCACCAGCACACCAATACCCTCATCGACTATGCCGAAGGTATATTGAAGACTGACGAGGGTATTGACCAGCTGCTTGCCGATGCAACCGAATTGAATCAGTTGGTTACAAGATGCAACAAACTCTATACTGATAATCAGGAAGCCTTAGACTGCATCGACAATGATACACTCTTCGAAGTACACATCAAACCATTCCGTGATGCAGAGAAGGCTGAGGCTGACATCGCCGCTCCACTCTGGAAGGAATACCAGCGTCTGAGCAATCGCCTTGACTATCTTGACAATGACTCTGACGATTTCAAGGGATTGACCCCTAAATGTGATGCTGTCAAGACAGAGTATGACATTCACCACGCCAAGGTCAATGAACTGCATCGTATATGGGGCGATGAGGTAAAGCGTTGCTCGGCTGCTCTGTCATTCACGCTTGAAGACCTGTCCGTGCTGTTCTTTTACATGCAGCGCATATCCCAGACCATCATCGACACCATCACCAAACCACAAGGAGAATAGATATGGCAGAATTGAAATCGTTTCCACTTGATTACTATCGCAACTATCTGGATGTCGATGACTGTTCTCCCATCTACAACCATTGTAACGGAAAGCAATTTGAGGCGGCTACCAAGTTAGACCTTTGCGAGTTCCTGAATCTGCGCAATCCCCTTGTGCCTGTCAGAATCCTTGATGGCGAGAAGCAGAGGATGTGCTATCTCATAAGCCAGCTCCTGAAGCATCGTGTCCCAGCCATATCCGAGATGAAGAAGCCTTGGCTCAAAGGAATCCTGGCAGCTTGCAAGATCAGCGAGTCCTACTACAAGTCACACTACAACGACGTGGATGAAAGAAGTGGCTCTGAAGCCAACAAGGAGTTCTATAGGACGGTAAAATCCATCTTGGGAAGATAAAGGCATCAAAGCGACCACACAAAAACACACCGTTACCACACAACCGCAATTTTCAAAAGCGTTATATTGCTTATTATCAGCAGTATAACGCTTTTGTTTTGCCTCAGAAAAACACACGAAGTCAACTTGTGACCACCTGAAAATATGGCGAAATTTGCAACCGAAAACCATTCAGAATCAGTGGACCTATAAGCCACAGTCCGGGATGGTACAGAACAAGAAGTTTAACGCAAATTTTGTCATATATGGAGAATATCAGAAAACCGCTCTTGACCACAGCAGAGGCAGCAGCCTACCTTGGTCTGAAGATCAGCTATCTTCACAAGTTGATGATGCGTCACGCGATTCCCTATTACAAGCCGATGGGCAAGCTCTGTTTCTTTTCACAGGCAGATCTTGACCGCTGGCTTACAGGCAACCGCATTGCATCGCAGGAGGAAATCGAGCAGCAGGCTCAGCAGTATCTGTCCACGAAACGCAGAGAGAAGAAATGAGCCTGATGCCACTTACCAACACTCGGCCACCTCCTTTGTCGGGGCGCACGTCGCTTGCTTCCATCGTATCAGAGGCAGCAAATACCGAACGAGTTTTAGCACCATAGTAACTAACCCCTTTAATAAATAATGTGTATGCACGAAGAAACCAAGCATATTTACACCTTCAATGATATACCTGTGCTTCTCGCCAATATCGACGAGAAGTTAGGCATCATTGCAGCGTGGATTCAGAACGGAGCAAGCCGGCAGGATCCTCATGCCATCCTCACTATCGACGAGGCTGTGGCATTCACTGGCTACTCCAAGTCTGCCATACATTCTGCCACTTCCAAGGACACTATCCCTCACTTCAAGCGCGGAAACAAGCTCTTCTTTTTCAAGGATGAACTTGCTGAATGGCTAAAGTCGGATAACCGCCCCAAGAGAGGCAGGAGATTTCAGGCAAGAAGTAACTCAAAAGAACTGGTTGTAGCCGATGGCAATCAGGAATCCATATCGATCGCAGCAGAAACTGCAAACGATACCAATTCCGTTGCAGATGTTACTGAAACCAATTCTAATAAGACAGGAAAGGCTACATCTGTACCAGAAGAAGCCGTTTCTGTCTGTCTGGCCCCTAAGATTTCAACCCTTTTTAATACGGTATCTGATGCCAAGTTGGAGTCAAACGGTTCTAATGATGAGTCCAAGGACACGTCAAAAGAACCCGCTCCAACATCTGGCACCGATGTGGACAGTTGTATGGACAGACGAGAGAAAAGGTACTGTAGTAATGAACCCCTTGCTGATGAACACATATCTAATGATAGTGTTAAACAGCAGGGAAAGCAAAAGACTACTCCTTCTTTCCCTCACTTTAGTCTTGAACGGCATGAAGCCATCGATGGAAACCCTGCAAAGTCTGTGATTCGGTTCTTTGACAAGATACCTCATAATCACTACTACACTGTCTGTAGGATTGCCGAGGACAGACAAGGCAAGCGAATTGTCAAGAACACTGTCAGCTTCGAGTTCGCCACCTATGACGATGCGCTTCAGGCTGCGCTGGCTATCGACAAATACTTGTCGCCAAACCCTGATAATAATAACTAATGTGACATCTATTCGCAAGCTCCAACTGCCTCTTCAAACTATGCTGCTTCATCGCTTCTTTCATACCTGCTTACGGCATCCAGCTTCTGGCATTTCCTCACAGCATTGTGACGCTCTGCGAGAGCCGTCTTGCCGTTACGCACCAAGCTTGCTTGGTTATAGGTTAAACGGGGGTAAGGGAGCAAGTTTGTGTTCTGAAAATTTCAGAACTCGATGCAGCCGGTTGGGCTTCACGTTATGTATGTCACCATAATAATCAAGATTATATGGCACCACAGAAGAATAGTACCCCCGATTTACCCAAAGCCAGACCAGAGATAAAGCCCAAGGGCGGAAGACCTGCGAAGGCTGAGGAAGAGAAGAAGAAACTCATCTCGGTTTACTTCACAGACAAGGAGCGTGAGAAGATTACAGAGGATGCCAACGGCAGACCTTTGAGCCTTTACATCCATCACCAGACTATCTATGGAAAGGTGGTGGAGCCGATACCGAAGGAACTGGCTGATGCCCTGAAGGATTGCTCCGGCATGTCGAACAATCTGAACCAGCTCACGATGAAGTTCAACGCGGCCTTCAAGGATTCCTCCGATAGGCGCGTTCAGAAACTCATCCAACTGACACCTCAGTTAGAGTATCAGTCGCAGATGATAGGTCAGATACTCATCCATATTGCAAGGCTATGTTCGCAAAGATAACCACGGGAAGTCTGGCGGCTGGACTGATCAACTATATGGACAACGTGAAGGAGAAGGACGCTCGCATCCTGATTGCAAAAGGGCTGTGTACAGCCAGTCACGAAGCCATCTGTGCCTCCTTCGAGATTCAGGCAAGCCGTAATCATACCATCAGCGAGAAGATGCTGCACATCGCCCTGGCTTTCTCTGAGAAAGACAGTCACAGGACGAAGAGTGACGAGTTTATGACGGCTTTTGCCCTTGACTACCTCAAACGCATGGGATGGGATAAGACGCAGCTCATTATCATCCGACATGATGACCACGACTATGACCACATACACATGGCTCTCAACATCATTGATGATGACGGCAAACCGCTTGACATGAAGTTCTACAAGACCCGCTCACAGCGCATCTGCTACAAGATGACGAAGGAATACGGTCTCTACTTCGCCAAGGACAAGAAGAACGTCAACCGCTCAGCGCTGAAGGGCAAGGACAAGTTGAAGTACCAGGTAGCCGATGCAGCTATTCCGTTGCTCGGAACGTGCAAGTCATTGAAGGAGTTCCGTGTGGCTCTTGCTGGGAAGGGAATCAAGACCACCATCGTTCCGACAAGGGACGGGAAAAGTCTTGGCATAGTTTACACAATTACCGACAAGCGGTTCTCCATCGGCGGTGCCAAATGCGACCAGTCCCTGAAGTTCTCTGCTCTGGAGA